GGAAGAGCAGCAAGTGTTACTGAGTCCTATGATACCTTTATTAACTATGCACAAGAGTATGGTCAGAGTAGTGCTTGGAAGGATGAGATGAGACATCATCCTAATTCAGAATGGACAATAAAAGATTTAAAAAGACATTTATACAGAGCAGTTGCCAATGTCAATATACTTGAAGGTATACGCTTTTATGTTAGTTTTGCTTGCAGTTTTGCATTTGGTGAACTTAAGCTTATGGAAGGGTCAGCTAAAATTATTTCCCTCATCGCCAGAGACGAGAATCAACACCTTGTCATCACTCAACAAATATTAAACAACTGGAGAAAAGGTGATGATCCAGACATGGTTCAGATAATGAAGGAAGAAGAGCAATGGACATATGAAATGTTTGATAAGTGTGTTAATGAAGAGAAGGCATGGGCAGACTATTTGTTTAAAGATGGATCCATGATTGGTTTGAATGATAAATTATTACAACAGTATGTTGAATGGATTGCTAACAAGAGAATTAAAGCTATTGGTTTGAAACCAGTATATGATATTCCTGCCAAGAACAATCCATTACCTTGGACTACTCATTGGATTAGTTCTAAAGGACTTCAAGTAGCACCACAAGAGACGGAGGTAGAGTCTTATGTCGTCGGAGGAATCAAACAAGATGTCAAAAAAGACACCTTCTCAGGATTCAAACTCTGAGGAAATTGAATGGGATTATGAGGAGATGAAGAAATCTATTTTGGATTCTGCTGTTGAGTATGATAAATTAGTAGGAGGGTAGCTTAAATAACAAATGTGGTTTCCTAATAAGTATGCGAGTTGTCCTTGGCCTGATTCGAGGTATAGAACTTACATGAACGGAAGACTTAAAAAAATCGACATGAAAGCAAGACTCATGGGTATCAAGAAAGGTATCGATGATAAGGTTTGGTATCCTGAATGGAATAGTAAAGAAAGGTGGGCAGCCCAACAAGCACTAAATAATGCATTGGATGTCCTTGATGAGTATGACTATTAAGTATGAGAATCCGTGGAGATATAATAGAAAAGTATTTGAGTCAACTGATATAGGAGATTATTTTGGATTCGTTTATCGTATCATAAATAATGATAACGGAAGAGAATATATTGGTAGGAAATACTTTTGGAAATTTAGAACTCCTAAAGGTAAAAAAAGAAAGGTAAAATCCGAATCTGATTGGAAAAAGTATTATGGGTCTTGTCCAGAACTTAAAGAAGAAATTGAACAATTGGGTAGACAGAACTTTAGCAGAACTATCCTCAGCTTACATAAAACAGCTGGCAAAACAAACTTCGAGGAAACAAGACAACTGTTCGTCAATGGAGTCCTTACCGAATCACTTGACGACGGTACACCCAGATACTATAATAGCAACATCCTCTCCAGATACTTCCGAAAAGACTACTATGAGCACGGAAAAGAAGACGACTGATGATATCGTTGCACATAACAGAGAATGGGCAATTGATAAGTTAGAATCAGCAGAATTAGTAGGTGATAAGATTGCACTCTATGCAGAATTTGAAGAGTGGATCGAGTTAGATGAGCAAGAAGAATTAGAAGTTATTTCATTAGAGGACGATGACAATGTTAATGGTAAGATGTAAGGAATGTAATACAGAACTTGTAAGTAGTGGTAAGACACAGGTGTGCGGTTGTCCGAACATGATGACCCTTACAGGAGATGCTGTATCTGCAAGAGATTTGAATATGGTAGTGATAACCAGAATGAATAGGGAGGAAACCGAAGGTCTTACTTCTTACGATCTTGAGTGGCAAGAAAAAAGAAGAAAGCGTAAAGTCCGAAAGTTAGACTTTGAAATTAAATAAATAGTAATACTCAAATCAACAACTTACTGTGAGATTAAGGTAGGGAGGTTTGAGAGAAGCATTTTAAAACTTAAATGACCGACAGATCTATAGAGTCTGAGCTCAAGGATGTCCATAAAAAGTTAAATGATATTGAAAAGAAACAAGAGATGATGCAAAAATTGTACCAATTGGACAGGGATAAGAAAGCAAAGATGGGGGAACGCCCATCTACACACATTCATGAAATGACTTGACACCTATATTATAATATAGGGTATAACAATAGCTAATATATGACAGAGGATACCATTAAAAAAATCTGCTATACAAAAGCAGAAGTAGACGCAATGGTTGCCGAAGCAGTTGAAGAGGCACGGAGAATCGATGAAGCCTCTATGGCAAAGCATAATCGTGAAGCAAAGATTATTAGTATGATTTTAGGTTTCACATGTCTTGCATTATTCCTTGATGGATTGTTGCGTATACTTGGCATCATTCCACCATTTATGCATCTTGATGTAAATGTTATTGATGAGATTAAAAATCAGGTTGAGACTGATATACTAGATGATGTTATAGATAAGGTACGACAAGTACCAATTAAAAAATTACTCAATCGATGAATCCAGTAACAGATATACTTTTTGCTATAGGATGGTTTGTCCTATTAATTTGGGGTATTAGATCCATTATTAGAGGATGGTCTATAATGAGAGGGTTAAATGAACCTCAACCTTTTAAGGGTTATATGCAAGGTGAATGGACTACTGAAGTAACTAAGAGGGTTCATCCTGAGATGCAGGATGTTGAACCTGGAGAAAAATTATTGGGTGTAACATTTGAACAGAAGAAAGAATGTGACTTGGAAGAATATAAAGCACTTCAGAAACGCATAGAAGAATTAAGAATAGAACTTGAGATGGAAGATGATGATGAGGAGGATGATGATGGTGATGTGGTGGTTAGAGTTTGATAACCGAACACTTGATTTATTTGAAACTTCCATATATAATCTACATAAAAAGATAACATGAAAATTTTCTTAGACACTGCTGAAACTGATATTGTTAGTAAGCATTGGAAGACTGGATTGATTGACGGTCTTACTACAAATCCAACTTTGATTAGAAAGAGTGGTAGAAAGCATGAAGAAGTTTATCAAGAACTAAAAGATATTGGTATCCCTGATATCAGTATGGAAGTGATTGGTAATACGGAGAATATGATTTCTGAAGGTAAGAGACTTCATAAGAAATTTGGTAAGTGTGCTACGATTAAAGTTCCTTGTACACCTGAAGGTCTTGCTGCATGTGTTCGTTTATCTTTAGATGGTATTAGGGTGAATGTAACACTTATATTCTCACCAGCACAGGCAATTCTTGCTGCTAAAGCACAAGCAGCATATGTTTCACCATTTGTAGGTAGAGTAGATGACAATTCATTTGGTGGTCTTTGTTTAGTTAAGGATATTGCTAAGGTATTCAGAGAGCATATGGTAAGGACTGAGGTTCTTGCAGCATCTGTAAGAGATGTAAGGTCTGTGGGTAGAGCATTTGAATATGGAGCAGATATTGTTACGATGCCAACAGGAGTATTTGAGAAGATGTATAAGCATGTATTAACTGATGCTGGACTAAAGCAGTTTGATATTGATTATGCAGAAAGTTTAAAGGCAGACGCTTCATAGTCTGTCCACTTGACAATCTTAGTTTAATCTTTTACACTACTACTGTAAATATACAAAGCAATGACGCTTACTTCAAAGTTCAAGAAAGACATAGGCATCCTTCGGGCTGCTGCAAATAAAGAAGTATTTTTGGATCTAAAGAATCCAAAACTTTACAAAAAAGTTTGTAGATACTATCAGAATGATGTCATACTAGATGGAGAAGATCCAGAAAGAGATTATAGTTTGGTTGTAGAATGCTTAAGGCAAGATCTAGCAGAGGTATTATAAATGAATGTTCTCCTTGAAAGATTTCCTTATCGTTATGTTGAGAAGGGTGTTTTAGAAAACGGTAAACCTGATTTTCGTATTCAGAAAATGGACAGATATTCTCCTAGATGGAAGGATATGTATCTGTGTGATAATGGTATGCAGTTGACCTATGCAATGGAAGATTTTGAGTATACCAAATGGTTGGATCCTGCTGGTGTTCCTTGTTATGTAAAAGATGAAATTTCAACTTTATAAATAAGACTAGCGGAGTTAATTTATTAAAATGGCAAAAGGAAAAGCATCAATTTCTTCAAGTGGAGCATCAATGTCTCAGTATGATGTTGAAGTTGAAAAGAGATTGCAAGCATTAGAAGCAGTAGCACATCCTGTACCTACAGGTAAGACTGCAGGTGGATTAGAAGCAAAAGTAGATGCTCTTATAGCAACTCTAAAGCAACAGTTTCCTGCTAAGTTTGCTGATCTTTAAAATACACATAAAATTTTAATACAAGGGAGGTTGACAAACGACCTCCTTTTTTAGTATTATACATACTATACTAATACAGTAATTTAATGAGTGAATATAAAAAGACTGCTCTTGTTCTAGGTGCAGGTGGTTTTATTGGTAGTCACATGGTAAGAAGACTGGTATCTGAAGGGTACTGGGTCAGAGGAGTAGATATTAAATCACCTGAATTTAGTGAGACAGAGGCACATGAATTTATACATGGCGACCTTCGTGATGTAGATTTTGTGCGTAGGGTGTTAGAATTCAAGGGAGTAGGAGAAGGAGGACGAGGTAACTATTATAATTCAGTTCCTTATCAATACATCCTTCCATTCCATGAGATCTATCAGTTTGCTGCTGATATGGGTGGTGCAGGATTTGTATTCACTGGTGAGAATGATGCTGAGATTATGCATAACTCTGCAACCATTAATTTAAATGTGTTGGAGATGCAGCATCAAATGAATAAAGAGTATGATGTTCATCATGATTGGACTGAAGCAAATAGACCTGAGAAAGATTTCGAGACTAAGATATTCTATTCTGGTTCAGCATGTATGTATCCAGAGTACAACCAACTAGACCCTAACAACCCTGATTGTCGTGAAGAATCCGCTTACCCTGCTGCACCTGATTCCGAATACGGATGGGAAAAACTCTTTTCGGAGAGGTTATATTTCTCTTACAGTCGTAATCATGGTATTCCTGTTCGGGTTGCTCGTTACCATAACATCTTCGGACCAGAAGGAACATGGGAAGGAGGAAGAGAGAAAGCACCAGCAGCAATCTGTAGAAAAGTTGCTTATGCAGAAGACGGTGGAACCATTGAAGTCTGGGGTGACGGAGAGCAAACCAGAAGCTTCCTCTACATCGACGAATGTATTGAAGCAACCAGAAGACTCATGGAGTCAGACTTCCAAGGACCAGTCAACATCGGTTCCGAGGAGATGGTTACCATTAATCAATTAGTTGATACTGCTGCAAGGGTTGCTGGTAAGACAATAGAAAAGAATC